AGCATCATCTGCTTCTAGAGTATCAGGAGCCCACTCAGCCCCTAACTTGTCAAGTGCATACTTCTGTAATGCAAGCAAGTGTTTAGGCTTAGGAGCTGTCCTGTTAGCTTTGTAGGCTGGGTTAATAGTTTTACGGAAGTTACTTGGTCCTGTGAGGAAAGCTCTGTAAGAGGTAGCACCAACCTTAGATTGAATGCCCTCAAACAGATCTTTCATCCTAGATACGGCTATGCCCACTGGTTCTTCTTCAGCACTGGCTGCACTACGAAAGCAAACAAGATCCATATCTATAAGGGCAATCATTATACAGCTACTCCTTCAGGGATAGAATCAGAAGACTCATACTCAATTAGATTATTAATTACTAAGGTATTAAGAGTAGGAGAAGTACCTTTCTTACCCTTGAACTCCCAATCATAACTAGCTACAACGGCAACTGCATCACTACCATTACCGATACGAATATCAGTAGCGATAGGTACGCCATTACTATCAGTAGCTTTGATAGGAAGGGTAGACTTACAGGTAATGTAGTGTCCTCGGTCGTATTGGTCATCATCACGTTTGTTTACCTTGATACCTAATGTTGATAATTCTTTAACAGCCTCTGGACTTAAGTTAGCTAGGTCTACTTGATACTTACCTGACATCTCGTTAGTCTCGTTTAGTTGAGCCCAGAATAGTTTTGCTTTGATTTTAATTGCCATCTTTAAATACTCCAATGTCTATATACGTTTACAATAATGTGAATACAAGTTACTACTTCTAACACTGTGATCCAAGTCTTACTAGAAGGGAACATCGTCATCTCCTAAAGAAGTATTATTAACTTCCGTGGTATTGACCCATTGTTCGTAACCTCTTTTATCTTCTTGAACCTCTACATCTACTTCGGTACCCTTAGTCCAGTTGCTTGCAGCTTTGTACACATGTTTGTTTTTCCAAGAGAATAGTCTCCAGGATTTAACTTGGTCCTCAGTATCTCTAAAGATAACTTCTATAGCTTGATACTCTAAGCCATTAGCTGCTTGATGGGCTGTGGGGGTACCTACATCCACAATTTTAATTCTAAGCATTTACTTCCTCCATGTTGCCCCAATCAGGTCCTACTTCACACTGAACCCTCATAGGTAGGTTAAACTCCGTACCAAATATCTTTTTAAAGTTAGCTGGTACATCGTTGAAACAGTTATTAACTAACTGCACTAGACTAATATTATCCCATACTTTGGGATCAAAGTCAAGTATTATTGAGTCGTGTACTGTGTTTACCATTAAGACTCCTTCTTTACCTTTCAATCTGTTGCGTAGTGATACTCGAGCTAGAGCCATGAGATCTGCACCTAGCCCCTGTACTGGGTAGTTAAGTATCTTAGTACGAGGGAACTTAACCTTACCATACTTAACCTCAGGCTCAAACTTATAGAACCTACCAGTAGGCATATCGATACGACCATCACGCATAGCACGTTCTAGTAGTTGATCATGCCATACCTTTAGTCCTGCGTACTTTTCGTAGAACTGGTCGATAACTCCTTGCCAGAACGTTTCATCTCCAATACTTGAGAAGTTAAGATCATTCGCATAAGAGTACGCTGATCCTCCGTAGATGAGTCGAAACACGAACGTTTTAGCAATAAGTCGACTTGGTAGTCCAAATCTTTGTTGGTTGTCTGCATGCTGGTCTACTCCTAAAAGAATCTCATCGATAGCTACTTGATCTTGACTTAAGTATGTGGCTCCTACCCACTCTAATTGTTTAGCATCTGCTTGTAGTAACATCTAGTAGAGATCCTCCCATAATCGTTCTATATAAATATCTTTCTCGTATGCATCAAGTAAAGCGAGAATAGAAGAGACCTTTGATTCCTCCGTCGAAGTTTTGCAGGTTTGGTTTACTACTTGACAGACGTCCTGTACGAGCGACGCATTGATTAAGTTGTCCATGTATCTTGTTCTCCTTCCAGTTAAGTTCAGCTGATAGCTTAAGCAATCCTCTGTAGTACGTTGACACTCTCTTCTCTAACTCTGATCTCTTTAAGAGAGTTTGAATAGCTTTGAGAGAGTGTTGGTTTCTACTCTTAAGAGACTTAAGTGTAGCCTCATCAGTAGAGAAGTAACCTTCTTTAGCTAACTCTGAACCTCTAGGTGGAGTAAAGAGTCTAGGTAATTCAACTACATAGTCTTCCCATTTTTCTTTGACTTCTCCTTTACGAGCACCTGTCTTGTAAAAGCCAGCAGGTACTTTGCGAGAAAGCTTAATGCTTCCGCCATAAAGTAAGCAACTGAGATGATCACCGCTATTGGGATTAAAACTATCACAGTTATGGTACTGATACAACTCGTTATCCAACTCGACGATTTGTGCATCCAATTCATTTGCTAATTCCTCACTCTTTGTTGCGTTATATAATAGACCATTGTATTCCATTTCTTGTAGAACCAATAGATCTTGATTGTGTATACTGATTAGTCGCTGTAGTTGTAACCCACCAGCTTTAACTTCTTCTAACTGTTTGAGATAGACTTGGTAAGTTAGATCTAAGTCACCTTGTAGATACTCTTCTAAGATAGATTTAGGTATGTCTGGTGTATCTATTCCATTCTTCCAATACTCAGTACTAACCACATCAAGCTTAGTACCCAGCCCATAATGAGCAGCGACACCATTGAGAGATGGGTAGCTTGCCTCTTGTCCAGTAAGTATAAAGTGCACAAGCTGACAATCCCAAATACGTTTAGAGCCAAAAGAAATTCCATATCTATTTATCCAATGTAAGTCAAACTTAATGTTGAACCCTATAAGTATATCACAATCATCAATCTTTTGTTGGATCTCTTGAAGCTTAGGTACATAGGGATCATGAGAGTATTCTATATCGAATAGTTTATCTCCGATGCCTACATAGCAAAGCTTATTAGTCTGATCAAAAGGATTACCCTTGTTAGAGATTGTTGTTTCTACGTCTAGTACTAACTCTTTCATCGTAATCCTTTAATAAGTAATGTTGTATAAGTAATGTTGTTATGATACCTAAACCAAAAGCTTGGTAGTAACATTGAATGTATTCAATAAATAGTTGCATGCCATATGTCCCATGTTGTCCACACATCTCCAAGTTGATTGTAAGTTTTCTTAGCAATACCGTATGGTGGAGTTACGGATGCTAATACTTTGCTATCTCTGATTTGATACTTAGCACCTATCTCTATCAGAGGTTTGTTCCGTAACTCATGCTCATAAGGTAAATCATTTAGTATCATTATAAGTCCTCATACCTAGCTACCTCTGCTCTAATCAATACCTTGGCACTACCATGTCGTTTCTCAGGTAGGGTATCCTTGTCACCTAACAGTTTGTTTTTACAGATGTTAAAGTATCTGAATCGACTAGTGTTATCTGACTCTTTACCAATGCCTAAGATCCAGTCAGCTTCGCCTTGCTTCGCAGTCTTGCTGCCATCAACCATGTCCATCGTTAACCAAGTCTTACCCTCTGCTTCACCTGAAGCTTGAGATACAGCAATGACTGGTGCATAGTTCTTAGAGATCTCACGAGCCCATTGATAGATAGCCTTGAGTTCTAGATCCTTACGCTCTGCTTTGAAACCTTTAAGTTTATCGATCTGATCAAAGATGATAAGTGCTGGGTTAGCAGTCTTAAGAATCTGTTCTATGCGTTGGATAGAAGATGAATCCTCGAAGTCGTAGATCTTAATCTGATCTTTAGTCTTCATGTCATACACCTTCTGATTGCGTTCTAAGTCACCCCATAGAGAGTCAGTAGTCATACCTAGAACAGCTTGGAAGCATCGAATACCAACCTTGTTGCCTTGCTCCTCGTTGTTGAACCACAAGATGTTACCATCTGTTTGTTCTACCATGTGAGAGATCTCACTAGCAAGGAACGTAGTCTTACCTGTCTCAGGTCTAGCAAATATAAAACCGAAGTCACCCTTGCGTAGAGAACCAAAAGATTCATTCAAGAACTTAAGTCTCCAACGCAGCCCAGGTGTTGCTACTTGGGAAGTATATAGATCTGCTAGATTCATGTTGACAGTGACAGGAGTATTGTCTTCTACCTCTTGTAACTCTAGGTTAGAGAACAGAGCGAGTAGATCTTCTACTGGAGTCCTACCATCCTCTACATCTAGAGCCATCTTAGCGATGTCTCCAGCGAGAGAACGTCGACGATGTTCTTCCAGAAGAGTAATCACTCCCTCTACATTTACCTCTAGACTATAGATAGATTCTAGTAATTCTCTAAGTTCCTTACGCTCAGAGTCTTGTAAAAGATAATTACTTAGATAACATAGTTCTAAGTCTTCTACGCTACAGTGTTCTTTAGTAGAGTACTTAGAGTAATAGATAGAGATTACGCTAAAGACTTTATAGATGTTAACATAATTGTTCTTTATATAGGTTATATTAACATACTTGTAATACTTTGTAAAGTCTTTTTTATCCTTCATGAAAAGATTTATGATTTGAAGTTCAACCATTCAGTTAGTTCCTCCTTTGTATATTCTTTGGGATCCTCAGGAGAGATAACTATCCTAGTAGGTATTCCACGTTGTTTAAATTCCCTAGAGATTCTCATAGCTTCCTTAGCTTTATCCCTATCTAGCCATAGGATAACCATTTTAAATCGTTTGGAGAGCGTTTGTATAGTGTCTCGTGTCATACTACAACCTAACAAAGGTGTAGCACAATAAGATGGTGAGAGTCTAGCTATCTTGATTGCTGATAGCACATCCTCTACACACACTATAGTATCACTCATACCATAATAAGTCAAGGGCTTTCTACCGTAAGAGGAATACTTAGGTCTACCTTTCATGAAGCTACGACCTTGCCAATAGGTAGGCATGTTAAGTAATACCAATAGTTGATTCTTCACATCCCACCCCATCTTTGAGTCAGTAATCTCATCGTTAGTAATGCCATATTTAAGTAGCCATTGTTTAGGTTCTTTAGGTAAATCATAAGTAAGAGTTGGAGAGTTAGACGGATTAGTAATAGGGATACTATCTCTACTATTTACTCTCTCACGTATTGA